TGCAGCTCTTTTAGTTCGTGAAGCAATTAGTATCGTTGAAAATATCGGAGCAATTAAACCTGACTTATTGCCCAAGTGGATACTGAAAAGGTTACAATCATTTGATGAAAAAGGACAATTTCAAATAGACAACGAATGAGAACAATAACACACATAGTAGTTCATTGCAGTGCTACGGGACAAGATGCAAAAGTCGAAGCAATCCAAAGATATTGGAAGCAGAATCTAGGTTGGAAGTCCCCTGGTTATCATTACATCATTGAAGCGGATGGCAAAGAGACACAACTGCTAACAATCGCTCAACCTTCGAATGGTGTTAAAGGTTTCAACAAGTCAATTATAAACGTGTGTTATATCGGTGGCGTGAACAAGTTAGGGAAGGCAGCAGACAATAGAACAGATGCGCAGAAACGCCAACTGCTGACAAGACTGAAAGCATTGAAGACAATGTTTCCAAATGCGATTATTCAAGGACATAAAGACTTTCCAAATGTGGCTAAAGCTTGTCCTTCATTTGACGCGAAAACGGAATACAAAAATATCTAAAGGGGCAGTTGTCCCTTTTGTTTTTTACTTACTTACTTAATAAATACACAATGACTAACACTCCAAAATGGGAAGAAGTTTTCAAGATTGAAATCCAACTTGAAGGCGAAAAGATTACTGACTTTAAAAAAAGAATAGCCAAGAAGTACAACACTACTTTTGGCAATATTGCTTCTAAGTATCACAGACACGTAACCAACAAAAACAATCCAAAGAAGTTTGATGAATCAATACCAGTGGCGCATCACTTGCCCAAGTCAGATACCAAAACGAAAGACATCATCGATATTGAGGGTAGAAAAGTTCTTGCCTTGTTCGATGTTCACATTCCATATCACGATATTAAAGCTTTACATCTGGCAATCGACTACGGAGTGAAGCAGAACTGCGACACTATTTTATTAGGCGGTGACTTCATCGATTGTTATGAAATTAGTAGTTTTGAGAAAGACAGAACCAAGCGTTCATTTAGATCAGAGATTCAGTTGACAAAACAATTCTTTTCTTTCCTGCGTTTCAAATTTCCTAAAGCAAGAATCTACGCGAAGATGGGTAACCACGAGGAACGTTACGAGAGATACATCAGAAAGAACGCAAGTGCGCTAGATGGCATTGAAGATTTTGAGTTGAGCAATCTACTAGGCTTTGACAAGTTTGGAATCGATATTATACACGGCAAACAGTTGGCACGTATTAACTCATTAGCGGTGGTACACGGTCACGAATTTGGTAAGTCAACATTCTCACCCGTGAACGTGGCGCGAGGTCTTTATATGAGGGCTAAATCCTCTGCTATTTGTGGTCATTCGCACCAAACTTCAGAACACACAGAGAAGGATATTAATGGAAAGTTGACTACGTGTTGGAGTGTTGGGTGCTTGAGTGAATTAACACCTGAATACGCACCATTTGCGAAATACAATCACGGTTTTGCCATCATAACAAAACGTGGTAGTGACGGGTTCAACGTGCAGAATTTCAGAATACACGAAGGCAAAATACTATGATGATAGATTTGAATCTCAAAGTCAGGTATCGCATTGGCGATATTGTCTATTCGAGAAGCGATGTAGACACTCGGTTACGTTTTGTAACTGGGTACATTGTGCGAAAGGGAATGCTTATCTATGTCGTATCACTAGAAGGTAGTGAGTCATATTTCTACGACTTTGAATTGATTAGTGAGAATGAGCAGTTGATGGGGTTAAATTGATACTATCAGGTAAATTATCACACCTTCCAGAATGGCGATTGCAGACACGACAAATGTCCGCTTTCGCCATTTCTTTTTACGATCAATTTCATCACTCATCTTCTTGTTCTGCTCGTCAATCTCAATCTGCTTCTTTAGGTTGTAGATGCTTTCGATATCGTCCTGCTTCTGCGCTTGGATGCCAGTGATATCAACATACTTCTTGAGCATTGAATCTTTCTGAATCATAATTGAATCCTGAAGCTTTGCGTACTCCCACCAATATTCGAGGGAGTAGTAGCAAAGGTTGAATGCTTGGTCTTTATTTAATTGGAGTGTATCGACCCTTAAAGTATCTGCGCTCGAACTCGCGCTGATTTGATTCACGAATGATAGCATTAATACTATCGTTAGAAGTAAGGATAACTTTCTCATTTTTGAAATAATTGTTAGTGATTATTGGCTTTTTGGATTCGTAAAAGTAGACGGTATCGCGCATCATTTTGATGTCAATAAGTGCATCGTGAATCATTCTATCTTGCTTATCTATTTTCTTTTGGAGTTTCTCAATTTCAATTTGAAGTGGTGACGAATCTTCACGCTTTCGATTTGATAGCAAGATGAAAAAGATAGTCAGTAGGATTACTGAGATGAAAATGACTATGTGTGTCTGGTTAATTTGTTTCATTATGTTAAGTTAAAAAAAGTGGGCGCAAACTTAATTACGCCCACCTATTATTTAAGCGAAAGGTGTTAAACTAATTTTCTTTGTATTCAAATTAGCATAGGCTTCAAGTCGGAACTCCTTACCAGTAAGCGGTAAAAAGTGAATCGTGAACTTGATGTGTGCAGGTTTCGAATAGTCAACGTCAGCCAATGAATCGACATCAAGCACAAACGAATCTGCATTTTCTTTTGTCAAGTATGCAGACTTCCAACACTCGCCAAAGTTACCCATACTATCCGCATCAATAGCGTTGGCAGGACGGTCACATCCATTGTACAATGTCCAAGTAATTCTGAAATCTCCTTGTGCAGTACCATAGCAGGTGCGTAGTTGTGAGTAGTTGAACGCGCTCCATTCTGTCTCGTTGACAAAGAATGAACCTTTCAACAAGTTACCGTCCCATTCTAAAGCAGGAAAGATGTTAGTGATGTGTGTGTCGGGTGTTTTAAATTCTCCCGTGAAGTAGTCATTCTGGAAAGCGAGAACGGTGTCCTCATTCACTTTCATAATGTCAGCAATCTCACTAACATCATACGTCAAAATAGTTTTCTTGCCGTTTACAATCCAATCAAATGACCATTGATTCTTATTCTCGAAATCGTCAAACATCACATCAGTACCATCTATCACTATCGTGATTAACTTCTCACTTTCGGTGTGAGTTGTCCCATCGGGCAACTGCCAAGAAAGTTCTGACCGGTACAACTGCCAGTGTCCATTCTCATTCTTACCGGTCACGACATAACCAAAGTCATTGACGTACATTGACACAAGGTTGAGCAGGTAGCTAGGTGAAAACACAAAGTTTGAAGTAGGTAAGAAACCATCCTTCCAAACATATTTCGTCTGTGTCAGATATCGACCTGCCCATTTTGGGTTAGGAACTTTCAAAGTTTCTTTTACCAACTGACGGTTTAATCTCAGTTCGTTGACATTTCGCCCATCAAGAACGAAATACTTTAGTTCATCCCACATTTGAGTGGGGATTCCCGTGATACTTTTGTCTAAAATCATTTTGTTTTTTTTGTTTAATTAATTACTATCTTATAGCGTACCTGCCATAGTTCGGATACAGTTCAAAATACATACGCATCATCATCATATCTGCGAAGTCGGGAGAGAAGCCGTGTTTTTTTTTGATTTCTTCCTTACTGGTCACTTGTTTCTTTCTCTCACGATCAATATGTGCAATTCTCACAACTTCCAAATGCTTTATAATCTCAGTCTTGTATTTATCAGCGGCAATAGTCAACTTGTTTGCGTTGATGTACTCGCCCATTTTAAAGTAGCACTCAGCCTTCAAGTTCATATAGGTCTCGCTATCTATCGCACGACCACCATTGTTGAATGATTGGCACTTTAATATCCCAACTACACCAATTCCCAATCCGTCAGCATCAACCACAATATTCGACAACTTCACGTTTCTTTCTTTGGCTAAATTACGGATAAATTCTGCGACCTCGTTTGGATACTTATGCTCCATCATAAACACATCGACCAATGACATACCACTCCACAGACCAATGATTGTTTTATCGTTTCCAAGTGCTGCGATGTCGGCAGTAATGTAAGCGGTAGTGCCTATCAATTCATTCCTAAAACAACGTAGTAAGTCATCATAATAATATAGACGGTCATTGCTTTCGTCGTAGTCCCAATCGCCATCTAAAAGGCGTTTACGGTCTATCTCTGGAAGGCGTGAAAGCTTTTCAAGGTAGGCAGGTTCGAGATTTGGATTGTCTGTCGGTAGTGCCTTGATGAATGCTCTGTCTTCTCGCAGTGTGCCATTACGTGCAGCATCGAAGTAGTCAGCGTATAACCATCCTTTCGTTGGGTTGCAGGAAAGTAATCCTTTCGGAACACCGTTGATGAGATTGTAACGCACACGAGAATCTAGAATGTCGATTGCTCGTTGAGAAACTTCTGCTACCTCGTCCACAAAATAATCTGTAATTTCAATCGAGCCAAGTCTACTAAATTCAGGGTCACTAGGCATAAAGCCTAAGTCCATCAAGACTATCTGCGAACCGTTGTAGAATTTTATAACGTGGTCTTGACCGTTGTAGGTGTAGTGCGTACCGGGGCGAAGTCCCATCTGATTTGCAATATTCCAAAATGTAGCCATCGTTGACTGCCTAAGTCGCTTTAATTCTGCACGACCGATTAATCCTCTGGTGTTTGCATATTTTAATCGTCTATTGATCTGCCAACTACACCCAAGAAATGTTTTACCACCACCAGCACTACCGCCATATAACACCGTTTCTGTTGTCAAATCTTTTGGAGATAACAAAGTCAATGCTTCATCTTGGCGAGTAGTGTAGGACGGTGTGTACATTTGGTAAAATTAGTGATTAATTTTATACTGGTTATTCATTTGGCAAGTTGTAGTAGTCATTCCAAATGTGCTTGTCCACTTCGAATGAATGGTCACGGGCTGCTTTGTCAATGAAGGTTGTTTGTTCGAAAGTGACAGAGCGTTCAGCCGTTTGTAATTTATTTCGATAGCGTTCAATAATAAACTTGTCTTGCGCACCATTTAGCCAATCCACAACCCTATCCCCGTTGCATCGTCGCGCAACTTCACTAAGGTAGGCTAGGGCGTTGAGGTGTTTGTTTAATCTGTACAAAGAAACATCTTGATTCATAGTGCTAGTGCTAGTGCTATAATTAGTTACTATGCTTGTATCTGAATCATAACCCCACATCGTCTCACGGCACGTTTCCCAAATTGGTTTGGTTTGGGTGTCTAGAGCAGGGTTGCTCAGGTCAAACCATCTTTGCGGGTCTTTGAATCCAGTTGTTAACTTGTGTTTTTCAGTCAACACACTAACACCGTCATTGTCAGAGGGTTCGTAAAAATAGTACCACAGACCTTCTACAAAACCAAAATCTTCATCGCCTCTATAACACTTATACCACATACCAATTAAGTGTGATTCGGGGTTATGCCGTTTAGTAGTTGATACTTGACTTTCTTTTTTCACATAAGTCTCGCCATTGAGAACTATCTCAGTTGACACGTTCTTGATTTCGTTTCCGTCATTGTCATAGACGGTGATTACTGTTGCTTTCATTTTGCTATTTGTTTTTTGTTAAATAATTCAGGTACATCATAACCTTCATCTCTCGCGCAATACTATTCGTGTACTGCTCTTTTAATCTTGGGTTGGCTAATATTCTTTGAAGCTTTGTCTTGCCGATTTCCTGCTGATCGTGAACAAGTCTTTTCGCTCTCTGCTTAAAACTCAACCACTCGTCATCCGTCCAATAGTCGTCGGTCACTAGACCACTTTTGTACAAGTTCTCCAACATCACAAAGCCCATCAATTCAGCTGCCATAAAGTTACCGTTCCTCGCGTTCTCAATGTCCTTTTTTAACGAATCATTAAACCAATTAAGCGACTCGTTAGCTGATTCTAGTTGTCGTGCAGGTTCGATATAGTTCACGTTTACCTCATTCCATTTTTTCATAGCGTCCATTCGAAGCTGGTAGTATTCACTCAAGACACTACCGACATAGGTAGCATCAAATGATTTGAATGATGTCAACTTGTTCGCCAACTTACTCGCTGCGTTGAACTCAAATGCTAACTTGAAATCTACCGTTGTACACCAAGAAAAGTTATCAGAAACAAAAGAGTGCAACTGTTGGATAGGTTCAATTCTATCAGGCTGCGGTATGCCGTGAAAGACAAGCTGAGCGTAGTATTCAACTGCGAAGTCCTTACCACTAATCAATGCAATTAGTGGTGCTTCTTTGGCAGCAATTATCTTTCTGAAGTCAACGTTTGCTACCTTACTTAAATTGGTCAAGGAGTGATTGAAGCCCCTCGCTACTTGTACCTTTTCCAAATGATCCATTGTTAATTGTTTTAGTGGTTACAAATTTACTCATATCCCAAGCTGCTACGGCTGCTCGTCTCCAGTCTTTCAATTTCTTATTGCCGTACTTCCAATCTTTCAACTCGTAGTGAGCGATGAACTTGGATGCGAATGTAATGCCATCCGATTGACTGCCGCCCGTCTTTGACTGAAAGAATGAAACCACATCTTCCATAGATGGGGCAACGAACTCACCAACTATGTGCTTGTGATACTCAGTCATTAGTTTGATGCATTCATCAGGTGAGATGCAGTCCTGATAAGTCGCTTTCGCGTTTTTATAAAAGAAGTCTTTTGCCGTCATTGTGTTGTGTTTTTATTGTTGTTGATGTTTTATTCCTTCATCGTTTTGGAAATTCGCCAATCTTTATAATGTAGTCTTCACTTAGTCCATATTTTTCGCAGACCTCTGTAATGAGTTCAGCAGACGGGTGAAGCTTTCCGATTTCCTTTCGGTCAAGAATCTCTTTGATGCAGCATTGTACTGCCAGTGTGTGTTGTTTCATATTAGTGATGCTTCATCGCATCAAGTGTTTTTATTTTTGTGGTAACGTTTGCTAAGGTATTGAAACCTCTCAACTGGAGATACTCATTTAGACTAATTAACATTTGGTTTAACTTTTTGTCATAGCCTAAAGTGTTGGCGCATCGCTTATTCGCGTGGATTACGGATGCGTGGTGGCGGTTAAATATCGCAGCTAATCTTGTTAAGGTCATTCGCTGACTGAATTCCATTTGAATGCAATAGAGGGCAATGTGACGGATGTACACGATGTCCTGCAATCGACTCTTACTTTGTATCTCTTTCATTCCAATCGAGTGGTAGCATTGTGACCATTCACAGATCGCGGAGATGAACTTGGATAGTTCGATATCGTCTACGGTAGAATGGTCGCGCGACTTGTTCTGAGCAATAATCAACTCGATGAACTCCTGCTTATTCGCATCCTTCACCATTGGAAGGAGTGTGTTTATGTCTATACTCATTTTCAATTAATTGTATTAGTTCGTTAATGTTAGTGCCAGTGTGAGCAGCGACTTTCATTATCTGAAGTGCTGACATCTGTTGGGGTTGGTTCGCGTAGTGCGTGGCGGTGTTTCGGCAAACTTTAAGAAACGTGCCGAAGTTCGACACGCTCTTAAAGTTTTGCTTCACAAACACCCTAAACTTAGAATGGTGTTGGGTTTTTAGCACTTGTTTATTATTTCATTTATGTAATTTACGTGAGCGTCTTTAGAATAAAGAAGTTCCATATTATCTATCCTGCGATACATCATTTGTTCTTGGTCGTAAACAATAAAACGATGTGCTTTTGCGTGGTCAGCAGGTGCTAATAAAACAACATCTTTTGCGTGTTCAATGTTGTATGACCAATGATGTTTATGCATTCCTTTAGGCGCTTTAAGATTAGATGATAACTTTCTACACGCTTCCTTTTCAGGGAACTTTTCATTGTACTTTTTCATAGCTGCTTTTTTACTTAACGAATCAACTTTATTATTTCGATAATTTAAACGATAATACTTTTCCCTTCCACGTTGTCTTTCTTTTTCCAACCATTCTGGGTCAAGTCTTAATTTATTTGTTCTTTCTATTGATTCTTTGACGCAACAATCAATGCACTTGTTTAGTCTGCCGTCACCCATATTAGGATGCTTGTAGAACTTATCTAAAGGTTTTTCTTCTTTACACTTAAAACAGTTTTTCATATATGGTAAGTATTTATCCTACAAAGATATGAATTAAAACGGAAGTTAAAACGGTAAGTTTTCAAAATCCTCAACGTCATTAGGTCTTAATTCTGGAGGTTGAATAGGTTGAACTGTTCTTGACTTAGCAGCAAGTTCTGCCTGAATCTTACCATACTCTGGAGTAGCAGCCATTTGGTCTTGTAAGAACTTTGGTAGTTCATTAAACAATTCAAAGTTGAAGTCATCGTAAGACAATATCTTACTCGCGTTGAATTGATCGGGACAAGTCATTCCTTTCATCACGGGAGCAATCGCTGCAATGTTTGAGTAGGTCTTGCCTTCCTTTTCGGTATGAGTGACAGTTATCATACCTGCCGCACCCAAAAGGTTTGACACATCAAACCGCTTCGCTTCATCTTCTGTGAAAGTCTTTCCTCTCCAGTTCTCCAAGAACTTGCGAAGTCCTGCCTTTTCGTGCATTGAAAGTGTGAATGTCTTACTGATAGACATAGGCTGCTCACCGTTCTCAGGCTTAAAAGTTCTGAGTTCGTTTGGTAGTTCAAAGGTCAAGCGAACTTTCTTGCTCACTTTACTTTGTCCTTCCCACGTTTCTGCGACTGAACCGATTTCAATCATTGAGTAGCATCGTGCCACTTGAAGTCCTGCAGGGATCAATTCTCTTTCGAAATTTCCACCGCCATTG